TTGTTGCTGTTGTTTCTACTTGAGCTGCATCTGCAGGGTTAGTAGTTGGTCCGTACATAGCCGCAGCTGGAACCCACATAGTTTCTTTTCCTGCAATTTTAATTGCTGCTGTTCCTGATTTAAGAACACCAGATCCTTTAGGGTTAATATTTATATCAACATTTGTTTCACCTGTTGACGATAAAGTTGGACCGTTTCCAGTTGCTGCGTTAGCTATGGTAAATTCATTTACTGCGGAACTTGTAGCTGTTAAAAGAGCTAATTCATTTCCATTAGTATCTAAAATTGAAGTTCCAATTTTAGGAGATGTTAAAGTTTTGTTTGTTAAAGTCTGTGTTCCTGTAAGAGTTACATCCCCACTTCCAAAACCAGTGTCATAAACACCAGTGTTTGTTGCTACACCATCAAGATAAATAATTTTGTGTGACTTATCATCAGTTGCAAAAGTAACTGTTGCACCTGAACCAGAGGCTGCTTTTAATTGTACTGTTTCTGCGTTTGTAGTTGCATTTTCAATAATATAAAAATTTTCTGTAAGAAGAGGAAAAGTTACAATTCTTGATCCTGTAAGAGCACCTGTTAATTTAATAACTCTTTGTTGAGCTGTACCTGTTAAAGCACCGTTGTCAATATCTAGAGCTAGAGTCCCTGAACCTGCGATGGATACTTCTAAAAATCCACCAGTTAATTGTTCAATAAGTTGTAAATTTGCGTTTGTTTTATCACCCCAAGTACCAGCGTTTTCACCGGTTGCCATTAGTTCTAGGCCAAGATCTGAATATGATGATGCCATAATTTTTTTTCTCCTATGCTACTTTAAGCTACATCTGTATAAGATGTATTACCTGTTATGTCAATATCATTATAACTTGTATTTCCAGTGATATCAATATCAAAATAACCTAATGGAGATACACTTCCTACTGCTGTTGTAGCTTCTACACCAGTTAATCCCACAGTCATTTCTGTAGGAGATATTGACCCTACAGCAGACGTTGCAATTTGACCAGATATTAAATAAGCTGTTTCAATAATAACTGAACCAACACTAGTTGTAGCTCCAACACCATCAATGTCAATTAATTCTACAGACGCAACAGTTACTTCTCCAACATCTGTTGATAAAGAAAGACCTGTTAACCCAACTACATCTGCTGGATCTAACGCTCCTACTGCAGTTGTTGCAACTCCTGCACTACTTAGTCCAATAGCCATTTCTGTAGGAGATATTGAACCTACAGAAGAAGTTAAAGCACTAGGTGCTGTTAGTGTTCCAGCAAAATCAACAATGATATTAGGTGATCCAACAGAGGTTGTTGCATCTTGTCCGGATAGCCCTTGTACATCTGCAGGGTTAAGCGTAAACGTACCCCAACCATTATTGCCCCAACTTACTTCTCCCCAACCAGAAGCACCAACATTGGTAGTTAATTCTCCACTTGATTCTACATCTACAACAACTCTTAAACCAGATTGTCCCCAGTTTTCTTCACCCCATTCATCTTGTCCCCAACCAACATTAACTTCGGCTGTAATTGTAGGTGTGCCTAATGATGCGGTTAAAGCACTAGGTGCTGTTAAAATTTCATCAAGACCAGATTGTCCCCAATTTTCTGTTCCCCAAGTATCTGATCCCCATCCTTGTTCAGGAAAAGCAAGTGGTGTTCCTAATGATGATGTTAAAGCACTAGGTGCTGTTAATGAAATTGTAGTTACGTTTTGTTGACCCCAATCTCCTTGCGACCAGGTGCTACCGGATTCGTTCCAAGTGTTAGCCATAAGGAGTTACTCCTTATGCTATTCGAACTATAGCTGTTGTTGCTGCCGCTGCTGGAAATTGAACTGTAAACGTTCCAGAAGAAACTGTTTTGTCTCCTCCAAAAGCTACTGCACAAACTGCAGGATCTCCTGTTGCAGTGTCGTTAAAAATTAAACAACCATTAGCAGTAAAAGACGCGGATGTCCATGAGATGTCAGCAAAGTCACAAACTGCAGTTGTTGAATCTAAAACAGGTGTAACGCTTGTTAAAGCTTTTCCTTTTGGAGAATAAGCTGATCCAGATGAGTTAGTTATTTCATTTGTATCTGCATAAGCTGTAGTTCCTGCACCTAAAGTTGCAGAGCTAGTATATAATGCGATGTTAAAAGTGTTTCCTGTACTAGCTGTAAAATTGTGTACGGCTTTTAAAATTTCTGTTTTAAAACTGTTACATATTGCCGATGTTATTGCCATAATTTTTTCTCCTCAATTTACGGAGACGGTGACTTGACTTGTATTCTAACTGTTCCGTCAGTATAATCATCTCGTCTTCGTCTTCCCAGCTGCATACCTGCGAACTGTTGTATTGCATTTTTATATCTATTTTCATAGTATGTCAACATATCTGTTGGACCTTTTAAAAACGCATATGCTTCTACTAGACATGCATATAATAGACCTTGTGGGAAATATGTACTTAAATAAGTATTGTTATTAAAACCAGTCCCAGACCCAAGGCCATTAGGCATCTTATTATAATAAACTCTAAATCTGTAATTAGCGTCAGGTGTAGGAGCGAAATACATACCTCCAGATGAAGTATCAGTAGTATTGTCAGCACCTCCAAACATTGCATAATATTTTGGAAAACCTGTTACTGAATTAGTAGTATCCGTAGGAGATTGTATTTTTCCAGATGGTCCAAATTTTCTATCTACAAATTCTGATAAATAAGTTTGGTCTTTTTTCTCTAACCATTTTCCATTACCTTCAGTATTAACTGTGGACTCAAATACTTCAATCCCTCTAATAAATAATGTACCAGCTGGTGCATTAAGAGTATTGTCGTTTGCAGCTAAAGCACCTTCTTGCACATGTCTTTGAGCATCCATAGGAAGCTCTTGATAAATTCTAAATTCAGCAGCCATTATAAATTCATCAATGATTGCTTGTGTAAAAACATCAGAGCTAACTTCAGTATAACTTCTTATCGCTGCAGTTAATGTGCTGTAATCGTATTTTTTAACTCCTGACATAATTAACCCCTATCATTAATCGGTCCAATTGTACATTGTAAACCGCCCCCTGTTTCCGTGCTACTAGCATTACTAACCAATTCAAATGTAAAACCTGTTTGAATAGTAACATACGCAGGATTGCCAGCGCTATCATTGTATCCAGCTAATTCTTGTTTTGTAGAAAGCGTTGCTATTTTATAAGCTCCAAATACTTTTGCTCCTGTTGCATGTGAACCTGCTGTTGTATTTACAGGACTCACCCCTCTGTAAGGAGCACTTGTCCCTCTTGTGCATCCAGTTAAATCGTTTGAAGATTTTCCAGTGTATTCAATAACTTCATTTTCATAAAACCCTGTTGTACTATTTACTTTTTCTATTATAACAAAACCTGATGTTGGAAACGCTGATGCATCTGCTAAAGTAATTGTTGTAACTGAGTCTGTAATTGCACCATTTAAAGTTGTAGATAATTGTAAAGTAGATATAGCAACACCACCAACTGGAGATTTAACATCTCTTAATCTAATAAAATCATTTAATTGCATAGCACCGTTTTGAAAAGCTATGGATACTGTTGCATCAGCCGCTGCAGTTGTAATAGGATTATTTATTAAAAAATCCTCTGTTGGAAATTCTGTTCTTGCAGTTCTTGCTCTTTGCAAAGCTTGTGGGTCTGCACTTGTAGGTTTTGGATCTAATTGTGGTTGTTTAGGCTCGTACTCTGAAACATGGACCAGGGCACCATTCCATTCTCTAACCATTTCATTATATGGAAAGGCCATACCTGATCTATCAGATATTGCTAAAGCATATTTACCTTGAGAAAAAGTTGTCATTAACCAATACCTGGGTAATAAATTTTAGGAGATATGTATGTAGAATTAGAAGAACCATCTTCATCTTCAGCTCTTAACAATTCATCTTCGTATAATAATTTTAATTCTTGAACTCTTTGTGGTGCATACTTAACAGCTAAGTAATATGCTAAACCTGAAATCATACATGGAACAAATCTGTATGGTACATCAGTTGCATTTGTATAAGCTCCTACATCATCTATTCTTTTTGTATAATAAAAATTAATATAGTTGCCGTCTTCAGCTGCACCTGGAGTTAAATATAAAGTCATAGTAACTTTATCTATAAATCTTTGAACCCAATATTGAGTAGGAAGACCTGTTGAAGTTTTATTAGAAAAACCTTGATACTGCGATCTACTAATTTTTGTCATTGGTGTGTCAACAGAAGTTGATTTAACTCTGTAATCTGCTTCTTGAATATCAGTCATACCAATTGGAAATTGCAATACTGCATCAGATGTACTGTGCGTAGCTGCCGTGCTACCATTAATTCCTCTAGTGCATCCTGTTAAATTTAAACTAGATATACCTGTGTAAGAAATTTGTTCAGTTCCAATAGTAATTACTCCATTAGTTGAAAATCCTGTAACTGAAGCTACTCCAATTGTAGTGACACTTGCGTTTATTCCTGCAGAAAGTGTTGTGTTAATTCCATCTGATGTGCCATCAGATGGTGTTCTAAAAAAAGTATATACCGATTGTCCGTCTACTAATGTAACGTTTTGATTTTTTACTTCCCAAAATTGAAGCCCTCTATTACCCCATTCAGAAAATAAAATATTTAAAGATCTTTTTGCAGTTTTTAATTGATAACCAGAAGTTCCTTG